ACTATGATTCTTAACTGTTATACAAATTATTTTTTCTTTAGCTGTATCAACATCTGGGAAACCATACTCACACTCACACTCTATATCAAGTGTAAATATTTTAATAAAATCTTTTGACCATTTAATATCTTCTCCATACTCATCAGCAATATACTGATAAGGATAACGATTCATACCATAAATTTTATATTCAGCTATATCTTTATACTGGTCTATAAAATATTTCGCTTGAGATATACTCCCAAAATTTTTAGGCATTACGCCTATGCCGTCTAGTGTCTGATAATTTGTTTTATGTTGTGTTGGAATATATAAGGTAGGTTTATAATTAATTCTGCTGAGATAAGGTTTGCTATTTGCAACTCCTCTTATTAAAAGTTTATTTTTGTATTCAATAACATTTGTATAAAAATTCATAATATATTATAATATAATTATTTATCGTAAGGTATATGCACAGTTAATCCATCCATTGATTCATCTAAAATAATCTGACAAGACAATCTACTATTATCATTTGCCTTATGTTCGTAATCTAATAAAGCTTGTTCAGCACTTCCTTCTGGCTGTTTACCAACTTTATCAATCCATTTATCATCTACAATTACATGGCACGTAGCACACGCACAAGCACCACCACACTCAGCGTCTATAGTTTCTATATAACCATTTTTAGAATAATACTTGGTTGCTTCCATTAAAGTATTATAGGTAGGCACCTCTATTGTTTCAATTGTTCCATCTGTTAAAACAAAATTAACTTTAATTTCCTTCATTGAATAGATATTTATGAAGCTACTGCTCATCACCAAAAAGATTTGATTCAAATCAATACTTTTAATTACGAAATAATTTTACTTTTTGGTGTCAATATAACACTTGTTTGTTTTTCGTATGTATCCTCTAAATGAGTTTCTGGTGTTGTTTCAGTAATTATATTAATATTTTTAATTTTAATTACTTCATCTTTCGTATATGGTATGTATGGATGAAAACCTATTTGCATAGGTTGTCCTGGTTTACCTTGCATTGGAATTAATACAAAAGGTTTTTGGATTTTTGTATAACCTTCACTTGTAGGCTGTAATTGTTTTTCAGGATTACTTTCCACTTCTTCAAAAACTTTGCCAATAATATCCTCACCTGTAGTGAGTCTCCATAATCTAATCATAATATATCCTTATTCTGTTGTCATTGAAACAGGTTTTATTTCATCTTCTTTAGGTTCTGTATCTGAAGGTCTTGTATCTTCTTCAGCATATGTTGGTTTAACTTCTTCTTCTTTTGTTGGTTTAACTTCTTCTTCTTTTACTATTTTTTTACCAATATTATATTTCGCTTGTAAGTTCCAATCACCTTTTTCTTTAAATGCAATTATCTTAATTTGTGATAACGGCGATTTATCTTCAGCTGATTCTTGTTTAACAATTGATAATAAACTCCAATCTTGCAATAAGCAAGCAATTGTATTTCTACGCTGTATATCGTTGTGGATTAATGTTGCTTTCTTACCATCTAAAGCAAACAATTCTTTGAAGTGTACTATATAATATTTACCTTGTTTATGTAGTATATGGCAAGATTGAAATAACGTTTTATCTTTCCTACTTGCAACACCCATTCGGGACAAAGTTTCCCTAATCTTTAAAAAGTCATCTGGTTGCTTAAGAGTTATCTCTAACATACTTTCAGGTGACCAATTAATTTCTTCACTCATCTTTTTCTCCCACCTTTATCAAGTTTAGACTTAATAAAGTCAATTTGTTTTTTATTAAGTATGTCAAGAGCTATTTTAGCTTTCTCATTACTATACCCATAATATTCTTTTACATACTCTAAATTTTTTGACTTAGCAGTAGTTGTCCACCGCCCACCAAATCGTTTTCGTTTTCTTATACTATTTAGAAGAAAATGAAACTGTAGCCGTTTGGTGAGGCCGTGTCTTTGATTCATTTCATTTGCCATCATTATACTATCCAAATGTTGAGAGCAACATCTATTAATAACATAAGGTGGATATTTTTTTTCCCAAGTAATATCATCACCATCTAAAAGGTTAATTTTAGTATAGTTTATAGCATTTAAATAATCTGATAATTTATATTCTATCATTTAATTGTTAAACCATTGCATATAAACCAAATACGGTACTAATATCGGCCAAACTATATGTTCAACAATTTCGTATAGCACAGCGAGTGTTAATAGTATTGCCCAAAATTTAGAAGTCTTTGCTTTTTTAGAAAGAAATCCAAATATCTTGGAGTGCCATACTCCTATTTTTTGTATTAGATTGTTCATTTTTCTCCTTTATTTAAATTTACAATTCGCCATTACTTCTGTTAAACAAGCAACCATATTTATTTCGTGGTCGGCAACAAAAGCAGATTTATATTGATAATCAGCAATTGTTAAAACTGCCATTGGAACAGATTTAGGATCCAAATGCTTGTAAAGTATATCATAGATATTACTGAATAAAGAAGCAGGGTCTTTATCTAAATTTTGCACAACCCACTTTCTCATATCACCAAATCTTTTTTCTTTTAATAATTTAATTAATTCTTTATTATTAATATCAGATAATGATATTAAAATTCCACTATCTATTTTACCTCTTATAGAATATCTTTGTAATTCATTTATGGTTCTTCTGAAATCTGGATAATGTCTTTGTATTAACTCAGCAAGAACTTTTTTATCAAAGGTAATATGTTCTTCTTGTAATATGTCAGAAAGTCTATCTAGGAACGCAGTAGCCGTCCGTACCTTCTGACCATTCATTATTCTAAAGTCTATTACAGTACAGCGACTATGCAAAGCAGGGATAATCTTATTCTTAAAATTACAAGTAAATATAAATCTACAATTTTTATAAAATGTTTCTATGAAATTTCTTAATGCAGGTTGGACAGATTCAGGATTCATATAATCTGCTTCATCTATAATTACTACTTTATGATTTGAAGTAGCAACTAAAGATATTGAGGACGCAAAGTTTTTAATTTGTGTTCTTAATGTATCAATGTGCCGACCTTCATCGGAACCATTAATCATTATATAATCACAACCTATTTCTTCACATAAGGCACGAGCAACGGTAGTCTTACCTGTACCTGCAGTACCAGATAATAATAGATTTGGTAATTCTTTTTTATTTAAAAATTCTGAAAATGTACTTTTTAAATCACTACTTAATATACAATCCGAAATAGTTTTCGGCCTATATCGTTCAACCCAAAGAAAATCTGACATTGTTTTTCACCTCTTTCATAATATTATAAATTGTTTTTGTTTTATTCTTGCTGGTATTACCTTCGTTGTATTACAAGAATCACAACACACATCACCAATATTTTTTCCAAGCGGTGATGGATTATTAAAAGTTGGTTGTCCTTTAGAAATATCTTTCGTATTACGAGTCATTAAAACTCTACATAAACAACATTTTATTTCCATTATACTTTAAAATGCTGAATCAGCTTCTAAAGCAATCCAATATTGAACATTTACTTTTTTGTTTATAAAATGTGCTATCTTCATTTTAGATAATGCAACATCATAATCACCTGGTATAAGTTTCATATTTTCTGCTTTAATATATGCAGTAAATTCTAAATCTGTTTCACCTACATTGATAGATGATAGATTTGAGTTACTATTTTTTTTATCTAAAGCTTCTAATTTTATTTTACCTTTTTCACCTTTAAATGCAATATCAGGTAAGTTTAAATTAGTATATAACTTTTTAACAGATTCATAATCATTATTTTTTAATGTAAATGAAACTGCTTTATCAGGCATAGTAATTTCTTTTTGTGGGGTTACTAATGTTGTTTTATCAGCAAAAGCATATCTTGCCGATAGTGTGGATTTTTCATCTTTAATTCTTAAATTAGATGTTCCATTAAAATTTAAAACTGGTGCTTGAAAAGAATCTAATGCTCTTAAAAATTCTGGCAAATCATACACGCCAAATTCTTGCTCAAATTCTTCTGTTACCTCTGCTCTGGCCATAATGTTTTTCATTGTGGACATAGTAGATAAAACACTACCTGTTTTAAATAATATATTTTGATTAATGTCCGAGAAATTTCTCAACACATTTAGGGTATTACTACTTATTTTCATTTCAACTCCTCCTTATCATAGTTTAATAATAAAATAACATAATGTACCGCCTTTAATAAATCGTTGCGGTTTTGTCCTTTTTTCTTTCCATACCTACACAAATATTTAATTGCATTAGCGTGGCAGAAATCTTTTCCAATGTTTAATGTTTTAAATAAATCTTGTACTTGAAATCCATCTTTACCTGTTGAGTAATGTTGGCCGTATGTAGATTTAATATAATCACCAATTTCTTCTAGGATTTTATCCTCATTGTATTTCATAATATAATAATAACAAATTAATTTGCTTTTGTCAATTTGTTAAGAACCTAAACTTTCAGCTGATGTTGTAGGCATTCCACCTCCAGATTCTGATGGTGATCCAGATTGTAAATATTTTAATACATTCTCTGGTGAGCTTACTTCATAAGGGTCTTCAGCAGAATTATCTTTTTTCCATGATTCAATAAAAACTTTTTCTACTAAACCATCAGTAATAATAGCTGCATATCTCCAAGAACGGTTTCCAAAACCTTTGTCTTTCTTATCAACAAGCATTCCAACCTTTTCAGTAAATTCTCCATTACCGTCAGGTATAACTTGTACATTAGCTAGTTTTTGATTTTGTGCCCAGGCATTCATCACAAACGAATCATTAACTGACATACAATAAATTTCATTTATTCTATGTTGTTTAAATACATCTGCTAATTTTTCAAATCCTGGTAATTGTTTTGTTGAACAAGTAGGTGTAAATGCTCCTGGTAATGAAAATAATATAACTCTTTTACCTTTGAAATAATCATCGGTTGTTTTCTCAACCCAATCGCCTAATGACCTTACTTTAAATTTGATTTGTGGTACTCGGTCGCCTTCTTGCATAATATTTCCTTTAGTTAAGTGAGAGGAGAGTAATTGTGGAGGTGACCCTCCTCTCTAAAAGAACCCATATAGGGCTCTCTATGTGTGGTGTACAATTATTTATATAATATATACACTACACAAATTCTATTATATCAAAATTCCATCAATTGTCAATGACCTATTCAGTAGGTACAACAGGACAATTAGGTTTTTCTAATGCGTCATTTAAAGCAGTTATATTTACATTTAATTCTAATTCAACAGATTGTAGTTTTTTTCTCAATTCAGTAATTTCATCCCTAGCAATAACTGTATCTTTTTCAGATTCAATTAATCTGCCAGCTATAGCATACAATTCATTTTCATAATCTTCTATTGATTTTTCTAATAATGTAATACTATTTAAATATTCTGCTTCTAGGCTTGTAATACCTGCTTCACTATTCTCAAGGTTAGTTTGTAATCTTTTAACCTCATCATTTTTGTTGAACAAAAGCCCTGCCAAAATAACTATAAGTATAAAAGCAAAAACTGCCGTTGGTGTAATTTTATTTTTAATGTCTTTAAGCATTATAGCGTATCTAGGAAACATCCTTTTTATAAAATCTCCTATTTTTGTGTATCAATCAATGAACACGCTTCCTCATTAGCTTGCAATCCAGCATTCTTATCATAGACCCAAACATAAGAATAGTGAACTTGGTCACCTTTTTCTACACATTTTTTTCCGAATGATAGTTTTGGATTTTGTATGCCTGAACAACTAACTAGAATCAAACTCATTAAAATTATTAATAATTTATTCATATTTTCCTTTTATAATATATTAGTATTTATTATACTAAATTCTATGGGATTTGTCAATGAGCTGAGCTAAAAAAAATAGCGGCGGTTTTACCCGCCACTATCTATCTATATTACGTTATTATTTAACGTCTATTTTTTAAAAATATTGAACAAGTTAGGTTTTAATACATCTTCAAACCAGTCTTGCCAGAATTTCTGAGTTTGCTCTTGATATTTCTTAGCTTGCTCAGGTTGTTCTTTTAAGAATTTTTCAAATTGGACTTTCCATTCTGCGTAAGTTGGAATTTCTAAATCAAATTTAAACATTTTATCTCCTTATTTAACATCT